TAGTATTTTCATTGCCAGTCATAGTTAATTTTGTAATGCCTATCTTTACAGAAATGACAATGAAAGAAGCGTGGGAGAACTTAAATAGTGCCGCAGAATGGTACACACAGATTCTATTTATACTTGTTTTAGTAATATTTGGTATGAGAAAACTTGTATATAAATTAGCAGACAAACTGTTCGATACTGGAGCAGGAAGCAAAGGCAAGTGTTGTAAGTAAGGAGTATAAACATGCCAGCTAAAAAAGACCCAAGATTAGAAAGAGCAGGAGTATCAGGATTTAATAAACCTAAGCGTACTCCCAAACACCCTACTAAATCTCATGTTGTTGTAGCAAAAGTAGGCGATAAAATTAAAACTATTCGCTTCGGACAACAAGGAGTTAGTGGCTCACCAAAGAAAGAAGGCGAGTCTAAGTCCTACGCCGCAAGACGTAGATCATTTAAAGCGCGTCACGCGAAAAACATTAAGAAGGGGAAGATGTCCGCAGCATATTGGGCAGATAAAGTAAAATGGTAATTGAAGGCAGTAAAAAATTTATTTCAGGGGTATTAACCGAGTCAGAAAATCATAAAGAAAAAAGACGTTGGCTCAAAGGTAAGAAACGACCAGACTTAGACGCATTAGAAGCAGGCGATCCAGATAACAATGCAAAAGATTGGTCAACAGAATTTTTAGGGAAGATTAATGAGGTATAGAGCAAAAGTATCCTACGCAGGGATAGAGCCTAAACCCGTAAAAATCAAGAAAGCAAAGGTTAGTTATGGCAAAGGGACTGTACGCAAATATACACGCAAAAAGAAAAAGAATTAAAGCTGGATCTGGCGAGACAATGAGAAAGCCAGGAAGCAAGGGTGCGCCAACAGCGGCTGCTTTTAAGCAAGCCAAAAAAACGGTCAAAAAGAAGAAGAAAAATGCCCGTAAGAAAAGTTAAAGGAGGTTACCGCTGGGGTAAGTCTGGAAAGATTTACAAAACTAAAAAAGAGGCAGAGAAGCAGGCGCGAGCTATCTATGCCTCAGGCTATAAGGGAAAGAAGTAATGCCATACGGAAAAGGAACTTATGGAAGTAAAGTGGGAAGACCTCCAAAGAAAAAGAAAAAACCCATGAAGAAGGGGAAGAAATAGGAGACATATATGTTTGGACTACCATTAGAAGCTGTTAGTATGCTAGGTTCTACAGTCTTAGGAGGAGTTATGAAACTCTGGTCTCAGTCTCAGGCTGATAGAGCAGAGCAACAGAAACAACTTCTAGAGCGTAGAGAACAAAATGCTAGAGTTGTACAGCAAGCAAGACAAATGCAGAATCCAAATGCTGCATGGGTCAGAAGATTTATTGTTGTAACTTCTATGCTTGGAGGATTAGGTATTGTATTCGTTGCACCATTGATGGATTTACATACTAATGTTCCAATTGAAGTACAAGAAGGATTTAAATTTCTATTCTTTGATACTACATCAACTACTACAGAATATTTAAAACTTGATGGATTTGTAACACCTGAATGGTTACCTGTAGCAATCATGAATATCATCGGTTTCTACTTTGGAGCTAACGCAGTTAAAAGATAAAGTTCATCCACCTACTCAAATTTAATATTGACATTTTTGAGATTTTCGGTATAATTATAATTTGTCGTGAGTGACAAGCATAATAGGAGAAAATTTCTTATGATGGAACAAATTAAAGGGTGGATGAAAGAAGCCACTGATATTGGTATTTCTTTAATCGCACTAGCAATCGTACTACAAATAATCTTTGGATCTGTGGTCCCATTTGTAGGCGGAGATATTATTGGTACAATTACTGGTATTATTGCACAACTAGGAGCTCAAGGCTTAGTTGGTTTGGTAGCAGCAGCGGTACTATATAAAATTTTAACAAAATAACTTTTAGCACCCTTCGGGGTGCTTTCTAATTCGGAGAAGAGATGCTAGAAATTAGCAGAGACGATATATCACCAGATAAGATTATCGACTACCCACAAGACGAACGATTTATTAAGTTACCGATTTTAGGCTATATGGAACTCTTAGGAGTTGAGCCTATTAGATCTCAAATGGCATTAATCAATGCAGTCAACAACCCTGACTATCGTTTCATTGTAGCAGCTCTTTCTCGCCGTCAGGGTAAAACATATATAGCAAATATAATTGGACAACTTACTGCATTAGTACCTAATACAAATGTACTTATTATGAGTCCAAATTATTCGCTATCTCAAATTTCATTTGAACTTCAAAGACAGCTAATTAAAAAGTTTGATTTAGAAGTTCAACGTGATAATGCCAAAGATAAAGTCATTGAATTGACGAACGGTAGTACAATTCGTATGGGTTCTGTCAATCAAGTAGATAGTACAGTAGGTCGATCATACGATCTTATTATCTTCGATGAAGCAGCACTTGGAGATGGAGGAGCAGATGCATTTAATGTCGCATTGAGACCCACACTCGATAAGCCTAACAGTAAATGTATTTTTATATCAACACCTCGTGGTAGAAATAATTGGTTTTCAGAGTTCTATCAAAGAGGTTATAATGATGAATACGATAATTGGGTATCTATTCGTGCAACTTACCATGAAAACCCACGAGTTTCACTAAAAGACATTAATGAAGCTAAACATGCAATGTCAAAAGCTGAATTCAATCAAGAGTATATGGCAGACTTTAATACTTTTGAAGGACAGGTTTGGGACTTTAATTATGAAAAATGCGTTGCGGATTTATCTCAGTTATCGACCGATAGTATGGATGTAATCGCCGGCTTAGACGTTGGTTACCGTGACCCAACTGCATTTTGTGTTATTGCATACGATTGGGACTCCGAACTCTATTATGTGATAGATGAGTATTTGCATGCAGAACGTACGACAGAGGAACACGCTGCGGTCATACAAGAAATGATTGAAGGTTATGATATTGACGCAGTCTATATCGATTCGGCAGCTCAACAAATGCGATACGATTTAGCCCAGAATTACGATATTTCAACTATCAATGCAACTAAGAGTGTGCTGGATGGCATATCCGCTGTCGATGCTATTATAGACAATGATAGGTTGATCGTAGACCAACGTTGCACACATACACTTATGGCTTTGGACCAATATCAATGGAATCCAAATCCTAACCTAATAACAGAAAAACCACTGCATAATTCTGCATCCCACATGGCTGATGCATTAAGATATGCTTTATACACCTTTGTCGCTTCGGAGATTACGTTTTAAAGTTAGGAGGTTAAAAATGGTGGTTGACATTTTTGGTGAAGTTTGATATAATTATCATATATTCGAATTTATAATCACGCGTGTATTATACACAAAAGCTTAGCAAGGAGATTCTCAATGGCTACAAGTTTAACGTCCACTGGAATTACTTTTCCAGATGCGACTTCTCAAACAACTGCTGTAACTGACATTTCAGATCTTAACTCTAATATATCAAATACAGAGTTAGGTTACTTAAATGGTGTCACTTCGGCAATTCAAACACAATTAGATGGGAAGCTAACTGGCAACCAAACAATTACATTATCAGGTGATTTATCTGGTTCAGGTACTACAAGTATTAATGCTCAAATAGCAGCAAATGTTGTAGGTGCTTCAGAATTAAATGTTTCTGGTAATGGTTCAAGTGGACAATTCTTATCATCTGATGGAGATGGTTCATTTAGTTGGGCAACACCTAGTGGTGGTGTAAGTGTGCTCGCAGCTCAAGGTAGCTCCGGTTCAAGTTCATTTACTGCAGCAGGTAATAGTCTATATATTTCTGGAGCTGGCGGCGGCGGTGGTGGCGCAAAGGCGAGAGTAGGCGAGAGTTATGATACCCAAGTTATAGGCGGTGGTGGCGCCGGTGGTAAAATTGTTATGGGCGCTTTTTCAGCTTCTTCAGGCAGCACTTATAATTATACTGTTGGTGGCGGAGGTGCTGGTGCAACTTCTACTTCTAATAATGTGAATGCTGGTCAAGGTGGTCAAGCAACTACGGTGAGTGGATCAAGTGTTTCATTATCTATAGGTGGTGGTTCCGGTGGAAACACCAGTGGTGGTTCTGGCGGAAACGTAAGTGGCGCCGGTAATAATCATGGAGTTCAAGGTTCAAATGGTGGCGGAGGCTATTACGGTAGCTTCGGTGGAGCCGGTGGTGGAGCCGCTGGTTTCTTAGGTAACGGCGGAAGCACTAATCAATCAACAGTAACTGGAGGCGGACAAGGACAAGGTGCTGGAGCAGGCGGTGGCGCATATCGAAATAGATATGGACACAATGGTAATGCAGCTTCAGGACGAAGCGGATTTATTTACGTAGTAGGATAATATCATGGCAACATATTTAGAAGTAATAGATGGAGTAGCTGTTGGCGGTTTATATGACGATTCCTGCGAAGGATTTATTGTACCAGATAGCTGGGTAGATATAACAAGTGAAGATCCACAGCCTTCAATAGGCTGGGAATACGATGGTAGTACTTGGAGT